CTGAACCAAGAGCTGTGTTATTATCTGTTAGCTGATTGATGTTTTCGGCTGTGACTTTACCACTTGCTGACATCTGACCGTAAGCCTGAACTACACCTTTTAATTGTTCGCCAGTACCACCAAATGCTTGGTTAGCTTTTACTAATGCTTCTGTTTTACCAACAGCTGACTTAGCAGTATCGCCCAAACCAATGAACGTTGTTGAAAGTTTTAAAGTATCTTCAGTATTTGCATTTGTATCTTTAGCAAGCTTCTGCATAGATTTGCTTACATAATCAAACTCTTGCCCATTGCCTTTGAACTTCATTGTATTTTGCAATGAAATCATGGCTTTTTGAGTATCCATTGCAT